TGGTGATAAAAGAATTGCAAATCCTACACAAGAAGGAAGTCCTGTTAAGGTTTCTGTCGGTGGTGGTATTCAAGGTTATGTCATGCGAATTAAAGAAGAATGGCATGCAGAAGATCAAGCTGCTAAAAATGAGCAAATTGATAAGCTTGAAGAAGCTATGTATAAAGACAATAAATCTAATGATTTCTATGGTAAACTCAAAATTACTAAAGATTAATTACAAACTTCCCTCTTGTGTTTTTAAATGAGGGTAAAAAATAAATGGCGAATGTTTCGCGCATCGCTGGTTTTAAACCAGTAAAACATATTACCGGGGCTCCGTACAACGGCCAAGCTAATATTTATGAGGTTCCTGCTGGTGAAGCAGTTCCTGTGTTTGTTGGAGATTTAGTTAAATTATCTGATTCTGCCGCTACTGCTGGTGTTCCTGCTGTGGAAGCTGTTGTTGGTGCTTCTGCTCAAATTACAGGTGGTCCTATTTTGGGAGCTGTGGTTGGTGTAATCAATACTAAGTTTGATCCGTTAGATGGTACTATGACTACAGGTTCTGTGTCTCTTGATACTCCTGTATATCGTCCTGCTTCTACTAAGCAATTTGTATTAGTTGCTGATTCTCCTGATTTAATTTATGAAGCTGAAGCGGATGCTGCTGTTGCTGCTGCCTCTGTTGGTCTTAACGTTGGTGTGGGAGCTTCTGCTCATACGACACCTCTGTTGACCGGCGCTTCTCCTATGTATGTATATTCTACTACAGCCCCGGCTACTACCTCTACTCTGCCATTGCAGATTGTAGGTGTGGTTAAGCGCCAAGATAATGAAATTAACTCTGCCTACAATAAAGTGTTGGTTAGAATTAACGTTCATACCTATGGTTCTGTTGGTGTTGCTGGTGTTTAATAGAGGAGAATAATAAATGAGTGGTGTGATTACTTCTAGCTCCTTTGCTAAACTGCTGTGGCCTGGTGTTAATGCGTTTTACGGAAGAGCTTACAAAGACTACCCGGAAGAGTGGTCTAAATTAGGTTTTGAACAAAAGAAGTCTACAAAGGCTTATGAAGAGGATGTTGGTTTAACTTCGTTTGGACTGGCAACAGTTAAAACTGAAGGTGGTCCGATTTCTTACGATACTGAAAGACAAGGCTTTACAACTCGGTATAACCATGTTGTGTATGCTCTGGGCTTCCAGATTACTCGTGAGGCGTATGAAGATGACCAATACAGTATTGTTGGTGAGCGTAAGGCTAAGGCCCTTGCTCGTTCTATGCGTTACACCAAGGAATTAGTTGGTGCTAACATCTTTAATAGAGCAAATACTTCTGGTTATATTGGTGGTGATGGTAAGACATTACTGGCTTCCGACCATCCTAATATTACTGGTGGTACTTGGTCTAATATGCCTTCTGCTGCTGCGGACTTGTCTGAAGCTGCTCTTGAACAAGCTGCTATTGATATTGCTGCCTTCAAGGATGATCGTGGTCTGTTGATCGCTGTTCAACCTAAGAAGCTGGTTATTCGTCCTGATCAGATGTTCGAGGCTAAGAGAATTCTTGGTTCTGATGGTCGTCCTGGTACTGACTTGAATGATCCGAACGTACTGAAGACTGAAGGTATTATTCCTGAAGTGGTTATTAACCATTATCTGACTGATTCCGATGCTTGGTATATCATCACTGATATTCCTGACGGTCTGAAGTATTTTGCTAGACGGGAAGATGCCTTTGAAATGGATAACGATTTCGATACGGAAAACGCCAGATTCAAAGCTACTGCTCGGTATGCATTTGGTTGGACTGATCCTCGTTGTATGTACGGTTCTATTGGAGCGTAATGTATGGCTAATGCTTTAACTCCTCCTGCCCGTGAATTACTGGCTAAGTTGGGGTCTATTGCACGTACAGATACTACAGCAAAAACATTATTTGGTTTGCCTAAAAATGCTCGTATTGTAGGTATTTATGTCATCGGAGGCACCGCTTCCGATGCTGCAACTACGGCTACTATTGGTATTGGTTCTACAGCCTCTGCCAATGAGTATATGGCTTCTTATGATGTGAAAACTGCTGCTACCGGGGTTGGTTACAATCCTGCTGGTGGTAAAGCTGTGGGAAGTGCTTTAGCAACTCCAGTAACTTCTGATATTAATGTATATGGTATTTATGCTGAGTCTGGCACAGCGTCCACCACTGGTGGTCCTTGGGTCATTAAAGTAGAATACTATGTATGTAACCCAGCAGACACTTTCTAAGTAAAACCCAAAAGAGGGGGATAGGTTTAATCGCTTATCTCCCTCTTTTTATATGTTGTCGCGGAAGGCCTTCATGGCTGAATAACCGCCGATAGATGCAATAAAGGTCTATCTAACTAAGGAGAAATAAAATGGCAATGAATGTTGTAAACATTCCCCCTTTACAGACAGCCGTACAACGAGCTGCTGTTACTACTGCCACTACTGGAGCTACACTAGTTGCTGCTGTTACTGGTAAAAAAATAAGAGTATTAGCTATGGTAGCAATTACCACTTTAGCTAATAGTATTAACCTAGATTCAAACACTACTGATATTACTGGTATATTTCCACTTGCTGCTAATGGGGGTCTTGTACTTCCCTACTGTGAGCATGGTTGGTGTGAGACTGCTGCTGGGGAAGCCTTAAAGGTAACTCTTTCTGTAGCTACTTCTACTGGTATTCAATTAATTTATATGGTGGTCTAATATGTTTAACTGGTTTAAAAAAGAACAACCAAAATCCACAGTAGTTGTACCTACTAAGACTCCTGCTATGAGATTAAGAGAGCAACTGATTACTACACAAGTAAATACAGTGGCAGTAAAAGATGAATACTATCATGAAATAGTTCCAATTAAAACAGAATTTAAGGTTAGGGTATATAATCGTAAATCGAGTGAATTAATTGAAGAGAAACAAGTAGTGAGTAAAGATAATGCTATTGAAACAGCACTTACTTTACTTGCTAAATATAATGGTAAGGGAGTTATGTAATGGCCTTAGCTTTTGCTTCTACTCTTCGTAATGCTATGCTGGATCAGATTAAGACTGCCCTGGACGCTGGTTCTGGTGCTGCTCTTATTCGTATCTATGATGGTACAAGACCAGCTACAGGTGGAACAGCTACTACGTTATTAGCTGAATTAACCTGTACTGATCCTTCTGCGGGTTCTGCTTCTGGAGGTGTTTTAACCTTCAGTTCTATTACCCAAGATTCTTCTGCAAATGCTACTGGAACAGCTACTTGGTTCCGTATGGTAGATAGCTCTGCTACATTTGTTATGGACGGGAATGTGGGAATTTCTGGTTCTGGAAGTGATCTTAATTTAACTACAACATCCATTGTTGCAACGCAACCTGTATCTATCTCTTCTGCTATTATTACAGCAGGAAATGCTTAATTAAAAGGAAATATATTTATGCTTATCTCAGAATTAAATACATTAAAAACATATATTCTCACTCAATCTGATCTTATTCCATTAACATCGGGTCCAACTACTGATCGTGCTTTATTAACCGAGAAACTCAACGCAAACGCCAATCCTAATGTATTAGCCTGGCGCACGTCTGTTGCTCCCGAGGAAATGGACGAAGCTGCCGATTACACGGTGTTTGATAGTGTATCCGCTGGTAAGCGCGACTCGTGGGGCTTCATGATCGCCTTCCCGCGCAACTTCACCCGTAATAAGGTCCGTAAGTGGGTTACTGATGTTTGGGGCAATGCCACAGTTAACAGTGCGGCGGAATCCATACTCCAGGCGGCAACTGAAAAGGCTTCCAGGGCCGAAAATGCGCTGGGTGGTAACTCTGTAACGGTTGGCACGGTGACGGCCATCAAGCGCAACTGGGTAGGCGATGTGACAATCCAGGACATCGCGGAGATGTTCAATGCCTGACGACATCAAACTCGTCATCGCCATACCCACGGCTGGGACGGTTCCGATGTCATTTGCCTACTCACTGGCAACGATGGTGAGCTACACGGCGGCGAATGGCATTCCATCCCGTCCGGAAGCATCACTAGAACTCAAGATGGACGTGGTTGAGTCGTCCAACTGGATCACCAACCGAGAACAGCTTGTGAAGCGTGCTCTGGATGCCGGAATGACGCATTTGATGTTCTTGGATGACGACATGATGTTCGAACCGCAAGTGCTAGACATCATGCTTGGGCGTAGGCAGCCCATCGTCTGCACGAACTATCTTATCAAGACCGAACCGGCAAGTGATTTCGTTGCTGTAGACCTGAAGGGTAAACGCCTTCCGACCCACGAAAAGTCCAAAGGCATCCAGCCGATCATGTATTCCGGTTTTGGGGTAAGTTTATTTGAATTACAAGTATTTAAGGATATTCCACAGCCTTGGTTCGCTCCGGATTTCCTTTCTAAAGAAAATAGTTATACCACGGAGGATTTACCTATGTATAGAAGAGCCAGGGAAGCGGGATATAAAATATACTTAGACCATGATGCGAGTAAATTTGTGACCCACCTGGGCCGCAAAGCATGGAATTGGAAAGAGGTAAATTATGGCTGATGCAAGCACAAAAGTAACGACGACCACACAGATAACCCATATCGGTTCGGGAGCCTCGCTGGCCGCTGCCACAATCAGTGGATCGGCTGACGTATCAACCGCTTTGAGTGGAACGGGTAATTGCAACAGATACCCAACTGCTGATGTGGCATTGATGATTACCGCTACAGCATCAATTGCCTTAGCATCTTCTGCTGTTTATCTTTATCGACGCGACATCAACATTGATAGCACTAACGATGAAGCTGTTCCCAATGTATCTAATAAAAAGCATTTTGTTGGCGCATTTCAGATACCAGCGGCGACTACCGCTTCTACAACGCATTACGTTCAAATAACGGATGTTGATCTGCCCAGTCCTGGTGACTGTGAGTTCTATATCGAAAACGGCCTTGCCGTGAATATCCTTGCAGGATGGACACTCAAAATAACGCCTAAGACTTTGTACGGCGCGACGACCTAAGAGGTAATCGTGGCGAATATTATTCTTCCGAGGCGGAATCAGCAGCAACCGCAGTATCCGGCAGAGCCGAACAAGCAGGGGTTTGTTTGGCTTCCGCACACTGGCGACATTGGCAGCACGAATCTGATTCAGGCAGCAGGCGTACAGATAACAAGCGCATCGCTTGGAGGTGTAAGCGCATACAACGCAGGGTCAACAACAAACAGGATCGAGTACCTCACGCCATACGTCAATGGCGATATGACGATTATTGCTGTTTGCTCGTTTGTTACCGTAGGGTCTGGGCGTACAATTGCTGGTGTGTTCAAGGGTGCTGGCACCGCAGTAGCAAACTATATCTCGCTTGAAACGTCTGGAAAGATTAGTGCGGTATCGACTGATAACGGAAACTGGCAGGTAGCATTAGGGAGAATTGCAGAAGTAGGCAAACTCTATTCAATCGTCGGCACGTTCAAATCTGGTGGCAAACGCAACCTGTTCGTCAATGGCGTAAAGGATGCCGAGAACACGACCGCTAGAGCACCAGCGGGAATGACTAGCCTGCTAATTGGCTCTTATCTAGCGTCTGCGTCATATAGTTCGGCAATGACAGGTCATATCAACCTGTCGGCTGTCCTTCCTGTTTATCTGTCGGATGAAGAGGCAAGGGGACTATCAGAAAACCCCTGGCAGCTATTTAAAGCCAAACCTCGCGTGCTGTATTTCGATGTAGGGGGTGGTATATCTGGAACACTAGCTGTAACATTAGAAAACTTTATAAGTAGTATAACAGGTACAACAACGGTAACTGGAACAGTTAATAATACAATTGATAATGTTACTAGTTCTATTACAGGAACAACAGGAATAATTGGAACTATTTCTAATACTCTTGAAAATAATACAAGTAATATTAGTGGTACTATTTTAATAACTGGTACGTTATCTAAAACATTAGATGATTTTACTTCTAGTATCTCAGGTGCTCTTGGTCAAAATGTTTCTGGAACTATATCGGTTACTACAGAGGATAATACTTCAACTATAACTGGAAGTACCGCAGTTACTGGTACTATTACCGTTACAGTTACTTTAGCTGACGCAACCTTAGATGGTACTACTACGGTTCTAGGAACTATTACACAACAAATGGAAAACTTTACTTCCTCTATATATGGTTTTACAGGAGCAGTAGGTATACAAGCGAGACTTAGAACTCTACTTGGAATGGGAACATAAACGTGATAAATAAGAATTACTGGGCTTCTGGAGAATGGAATCTCATCTGTGATAGTTGTGGAAAGAAAATGAAATCTTCTAATGCTAAACACAGATGGGATGGTTTTGTTGTTTGTAATAACTGTTTTGAACATAGACATCCACAGGACTTTGTAAAACCAAAGATAGATAAGATAGTTGTACCATTCACTAGACCAAGGCCAGATGAAGTATTTGTTGATATAACATATACTGTAAATACACTAACATGTACACCAGCAGGTGCTTCTGGTAATGCTGATTATGGTGTTGCTGATTGTTTAAGGGCTGATGAAAACAGCTATCATGATTTTTATTATATTAATCCACTTGAAATAGGACCATAAATGGATACAATTTTTTATCCTGGAACTGTCGTTACATCAGAATGGTTAAACGACATAAATAAACTTAACTATACTGTATTTGATAATCCATCAAATATTAGTGATGTTGTAACACAATTAATAAGTGAGGGTATATTATCCTCTATAAATGAACCAGGGACAGGTGGTGGAGGTGGCGGAGTCTCTGCTTCAGCTACCTTTCAGACTTATGCTTTTACAGCAACCGGAGGAGAAACATTAGTAGCATTACCCTTTAGTTATACTTTGGGAGGTAAAACTCTTTTTGTTTATATTAATG